CCAAATTTTCTTGACGATTTTGTATTGGCAGACCACTCTCACCTCGGGCAAGAGAATTGGTGTCAGATCCGGGTGCAGTAAGACCGGCAGCGTTTGGTCCCTCCTTGAGAGGATAATTTTTGTTTGGATCTTTGAATCCAATGTTTGGGTCTGTGTTTGGTAGAAATGATTCACCACCAATTGTTCCAAGAATCACAGGCAGTTGTGCAAGATCACCATCTCGGAAGAAACCAAATACCCAAGTACCCTCAACTGGACCAATCGGTGCAGTGCCAATACCACTCATCGCAGCAGAGGTTACAGGTTGGATTGGATGTGCCCATGGGAGATCCTGAGTCGGAAGATCCATCTTATCTTCGGTATGATAGCCAAGACAGCGAACCCTGACTCTACCCAATTTCAAAGGATCACCACGATCCTCAACTACTCCTTGAAACCAACAAAAATCTTTCATATCAATTCTCCGGTGACAGCAAGACTGTCGCATTTGGTTTTGTCTTGAAGTTTCGAATAAGTCCTAATTTCATTCGATGACTTTTTGTGATGAAGTCAAACGTGTGACTTACATTTCTAACGAGATATGTCGTTGACAATTCCTCACTCATATTTTTATTTCTATCGATAGAGGGGAATACACACTGAACTGTATCACCAGCCTCGATGAAATGATTACCTGACATATTTACTTCAATATAAATGTCAGATTCCATGACTCTTTGACTCAACGCAGATTGAGCATTTTCCTCGTGACCATAAGTGTCCTCGTCTGGTGTGTCACCAAAAAAGGTGGTATTGAATCGAGAAGATGCAGAGTCTTTCATAATAATTTTTGATACTCCGTCAACGACATCGATAAAACGTGGGTCACTCGAACTAGCACTAACAACGGGAAATCTTCCGGGGATAACAGAGGACGAATAAACATTATCAGTTTCGTATGAAAAGTTTCGACGATACCAATTTTTCTTTGTGATATCATAAACATACATGGAAGATTGCAATCCACCCTGTGCCATTTGTCGCCTGCGATTATTTGCACCGCCGATTTCAAAATCATCCATATTGTAAATGTTTAGCAATGGTCCGATGCTTTCATCAAACAGTCTATTGTTGACAAACGATTTCACTAAAGTTATTACTGGTTTTTGTTCAAACAAAGATTGTCTAGACGCAAGTTTGAATCCTGTTCGTGTCTCCCAGAAGCAGAAACCAGTGTTGCCTTTTGTGTCTCTTAGTTCATCACAAAACTCATTGATTTTTTCAGAAGCCTTGCAGAATGGAAAAGAGTATTTTGTGAATTCTTCGGACTGAGATCCGGTCTTCATTTCAAAGAAAGTATACGGCGAAGTGGTGTAATCGAAAACTTCTTGTGTACCTAAATTTTTTGTTGCGATTGAATTGAAGTCTGGTAGCGGAAGATTTACAGTTTCTAGAGATGTGTTGGCAGGGTCATTCTTATCATAAAAACTTTGACTTGCAATTTGCTGAATGAGAGTAACTGCGTTTCCTTTGTAGGATTTACTTCGAAGAGAAATATCATCGAGGAATCCGGAAAGACTTGTCATGTGAAGATGAATAAACTCACCCGCCTGCTTTGGAGGGCTGGTTCTACTTGTTGTTTTATCAATGCGGAAAAGATACGTTACAGGATTACTTGTTTTATCTGGATCCACCACTCCCCCGCTACCATCTGGTGTGTCACTTGGAAGTGGGGTTCTAAAAGTCATCGCAATAAAACAATTTTCACTCATGTCCAAGGCTTCAAAGATAGCCTTTGTGTCAACCAAAGTAATCGAACCTGAGTAAAAGGTATCTAACAGATTCTCATAAACAAATATCTCTTTGACAAAGTTTCCGGACAGCAAATCAATCACTGAATCTGGAGTGTACAGATAGACCGTGCTGATGACCACATCGTCTTTTCTATCGTACGAACTCTTAGCCATTGACAAGCAACTTTCTCATTTCCAGTTCAATTTGAGTCACGACCGAAGGCAGCGGAACTTTGATAAATGATTTCTTTGCATTTTTATAAAACTCAAAGTCGGAGTTTGTGACTATGCTTGGGGTTACCTGTGATGTTTGTGATACAAGTGCTGTGGGATCTGGATATTCAAAATTTTCAATATTGCTCGCCTTGAAGTCGGCGAGGGAATCATCCCCAAGAATACCAATTGCGTCTGCAAAATTATCTGATTTTGTTTCCATATCATCAAAGTCAA